CGTTTTCGCCTTGTACAATCTTGCGGCGCTGGCGAGGAATTGAGCCGGTGAGCTTTTTCAGTTCTACGTTCTTACCACGTGCCAAAGGTTCTGAACCGAGGTCAACGTAGTTTGCCATTGCGCGGATGTGCCCTTCTGCTTCAAGGAACTCGTAGGTGAAGTCAAGTTGAGCGTCTGCCCATTCAAAGCCTTCGGTGTTGAGTTCCATGGTTTCACGACCTTGAAGTGCGGTTTCGTACCACAGCTCAAAGTTTTTGTTGGAACGAATACCCAGCGTTTCGAGGATATTGTCCAGTCCATAAAATCTTGCGTCCATAGGTTATGCCTCCTTTACAAAAAGAATACGACCTGCGAGGTTCTTCTTCTGGGTTTCGGTTAATGTTGCTTCACTTCGCGATTCGAGGAAACGACCGCGAGTAACAATGGTCAGAGTGACGAACTTGTTACCCATAACGGCATCCTCAAGCGTCAGCCCGGTCGGAGATGTGCCTCCGATGGTGGGCTCGCCGCCTACCTTGGTCATGGTCACGGCTGTGCCTGCGGGAATCTTAGTACCCTCGGGATATGTATCGGATACTGCGAGCACGGCACCAACAGGATAAAATTCCTCCACAGAGTCCCAGACGTTAATTCGCTCGGCACCTACGGGGTCAAATTCCTTCTCGGTAAATGAGTTTCCGTAATTTTTCATAATGAGTTAAAATTTAAACTTTTGGTTCGTTTTCAGTTGTGGGGATTCGACCCGACTGTTCGTATGCCTTCTTGAAGAAGTTGGCATCGAACGTGTCCTCGCCACTGCCATTGCCCTCGAAAGGTTTGGAGGTGTCCACACCGATTCTTGCAACAGTCTTGTTGAAGTAGCCGAGTGCTTTCTGACTGAGTTCTTCCGCTGTCATTTTATTGCCGCTAAGATTGTTTTCGGTAGAAGCGCGGTCAAAGGCATCCTCGGCGTAGTCTTTGTACTTCTTAACGTACTCGTTAGCATTAAACAGCGATTGTGCGGTTGCATTGACCGCCTTTATCTTGTCGGTGGTTTCCATTGCCGTGAGTCGCTCCGTCAGTGGTGTTACTGCGTCTGCAACAGCCTTTGCGATAATTGCCGAAATGTCAGGTGTCGGTGCTGGCTGTGGTGCGGGAGCGGGGGTAGGCTCAGGCTGCGGTTGGGGCTGTGGGGTCGGCTTGAGCTGTGCTTCCAAATCCTTAATTCTCTGTGAAAGAGAGTTCCGAACTCGGTCAGTTTCGCTCTGGTACATTTTGAGCATCGGTTCAGCGCTCGCCACAAATGTGGGAATCTGTTCCTCGCTCGTGATGAAAGTTTCAACGGCAGAGGCTACCCTTTCAAATACCTCATCGCTTAGCCCAAGTTTGGATTTCCACCCTTGTATTAGTGCTGCCAAAAGTTTTTGTTTCATATATATAGTGGTTAGTTAAATAGGTTGCTTAAAAACAAGAGCCGACTATGGTTTACATAATCGGCTCTGTGGCTCTATCAACACGTTGTAAGAAAGAGAGAATCAATCAAATTATTGTCGACCATCGGCTTGTGCGACCGGTCTTGTATCAATGTTGGCTGCGGTGATTGTGACACGTATTTCACTGCCACAACTCTTGCACCATAGTCGGATAGTCCCTTCTGCATCCTCGGTTATACCTAACAGTTTCGGCTTGCGACCATGCTTGATACATTCCGAACAAAATATCTTCCGTTCTTTCATGCCGCAAATATAATTATTTAAAGTTATACTTCAAAAAAAAATTGTAACTTTGTGCAAAATAATTTCTTATGCACTTTGAAATAGTAAACAAACAGCTGGTTTTCCCCTACGAAATACCACCTTTTGCCGACCGCAAACTACCAACGGTCAAAGATAAGGGCTGGACTAAGGTGGGCGAATTTGAGCTACGCAAGGATATAGACTATATTCCGCAAGTGGGATTGCAGGAACAGTTATGCTCATGCGATTGCAACCTCGTGTTTATTTGCGGTCAAGCTACTTCGGGCAAGACTTTCGCCATGTTGCTCAATGTCCTTGAAGGCATGGACTATTACGGATACACGGCGCGCTTGATTTCAGTGCGCTTGCAAGATAGCAAGAAGGGCTCGTCAATCTTCCGTGATGCGGTGACTGTCTGCGGTAACTTCGCAAACTGCGAGTACAATTCCTCGGACTATCCCACGTTCATGTGGCGCATCTTCAACAGTAACCTTCAACTCATCCACTCAAACTTCAATGCCGACAACCCTGCCGAATGGGAAGAGTTTCAGGACTACGCCAAGAAAAACCAAGCGAGCTATATCGCGATAGACGAGGCAACCGAAATTAAGCAATTCAAGATGTTTGCTTATTGGTTCAGCCGTAACCGCGATAGTTCGGGTATGATTCCGCAAATGGTGCTTTCGTTCAACCCTAACAACGAGCACTGGACAACAAAGATGTTGCTTGATGCAGGATACATCGGCGAGGATTGGTTCTTAAAACCCGAAATGATTGGCAAAGTGCGCTACTTTTACAACAAAGGCGATTCGCCATCGGAGATTATATGGGGCAACACACGCGAGGAAGTTGCCGACCGCGCAGGGTTGGTAGACAAGCCCGAAGATATTGCAGCCGGCATCGACCGCCTGACTTATGTTAAGTCGTTTACGGTGCTGACCGGCACCGCCTCTGACAACCGCGAGCTGGTTAACGCTACCAAAGGTCAGTCGGTTGCAAACCTCCATGCCGTCGGTGCAACGCAGCGTCGAGTCGTTGGCGAGGCTTATTTTGGTCCCGTTGAGAATGAGGAACTGAATGTTACTCGCAACATGATTCACGGATTGTGGACAAATCCCATCAACGATGATGAGAATATGTACGCCACGCTTGATGTTTCGGGCGGTGGTGAGAACAGCGATAATTGCCCGATGATTATATGGAAAGGCTTACAGATTATCGTCATAAAGCTGTTCACGGGCACACTGAAAGAGCTGGTTGAGTGGATTGATGTACAACTCAAAACGTACCATGTCCCCGTATCAAACTTCGCGTTTGATGCTACCGGTATCGGTAACTATCTGCGCTCATACACAAGCGGTATGCCTATTACGGCAAACAAGCGCACGGTGCAAGAGCTGGATGAGAATGGCAACCCGGTGACGCTTGAACAATATTTCAACTTGCGCTCGCAATTATTGGGGCGCATGAAGGTGCTGTTAGAGAAAGGTGAAGTTTCGTGTGCAGTACCGAAGGAGTTCACACTGCCATACGGCAAACGCGGCGAAACGCGCCAACTGATTCAAATCTTGTTCGATGAGATGAATGTATTTACAACCACATCGCGAAACAACAAGATTTATTACCGCAGCAAGGATGAATACAAGTCTAAGTTCCATCATTCGCCCGACTTGATGGATGCTATCTCTTTCCGCGCTATATTTGAGCTTGACGCACGACCAAAGAAACAACCGCAGTCGTTTGTGAGCGATGATGCCTACGATTCGCTTTACTCGGATGATCCTGATGACGAGTTCGCTATGGCGGATTACGACTACGCTGCGCAAGGCGATGGTTATGTTGCGCAAGACGATGGTTATGTTGCGCCTAACGACTTTTGGTAAAAAAAGAAACGCACGTTTCACAACGCGCGCTCAAAACATTATCCTTAGAATCTAATACCTTAAACAATGAAAAAAGCATTTATGCCAAACACACCACAAATATACGAAATTTTTCGCACTTTTTGGAACTTCTTAAATAATTTTTATCGCGATGAGAATTAATGAACATCTAAAAAAGAATTTTTGGGTTCGTAGGCTTAACGATGGTGGGCGTGTCAGAATGTCGCACTTCGCTGCCGATGACTACCAATTTCCCGATGGCGATGCGAAGCAGGGCGAGTGGTATCTGACTCAAGAGGACTTCATGCAAGAGATTGAGCAGAGTGCGCACTCTGTCAATTCCTCGGTGCAGTCCAAGCGACCTGTCTACGAGCAGTACAAAGACCCCAAGACAGGGAAAACGCGGTGGCGCATCAAACGCTACGATGACGTTGAGGTCACTACGCTCGGCTGTCAAAAGCGCTTCGCCACAACATGGACTTCCCATATGGCTGCGGATGGTTTGGGACTCGCTAACGAAACAAAGAACTTCACGGAGTTGTACGACACGTTGTGCTCGTGGAAGGACACTGTGGGCATTGACTCTGCCGCATGGCTGGAAATTGTGTGGTCTTGCG